CGCGGATAGTTGCAGGCCCGGCCACGGTTTCGGTCGGGATGCCTTTACCGTTGGACGACGTGCCGTTGTCTTCGTAGGGCACGAACGTGAAGCCCATGAAGCGCGACACTTCACCGTCCACCAGCGGCTTAACGGCGTTGTAGTCGGACGAACCCACGGCGACTTCGCCCAGCAAGTCGTCTGTCTGCTCCGCAGTCACCGCGATATACGGCATAGACGTGCGCAGGTTAACGTGGCGTTTCTTCAACAGCTTCCGCGCAGAGCGCAGCTTGGCCACCGACATACGGGTGCCGCCGTGAGGAATAACGTCTTGCGCCGGGAACGCAGTGTTCGTGGTGCCGTCTTTGCCCGTCTTCGCGGTCGCGAAGAACTTGGACATAATCAGTTCGTCCATTTTGCGCGCTGCGGCTTCGCGCATACGCTCAACGTAAGGCGACGTCGGGTCGTAGATCATCTTGAGCACGTCGAGACGGTCAATCAGAACGGCACAGTCGTACTCCGCGCCGCTGATCCAGCGTTGCGTGTGCTCTACTTCCGTCAGTTTGGTGTCGGCGTAGGGCGTGCCGCGCTCAACGAACTCAACCGGGCCGAGGAAGTTCACGACTTGCGACTTCTCGCCTTGGTAAGAGCCTTGCGTGGTGTATGCCATAAGCAGCCCGCCTTGCTTATTCAAAGCGGTCTGAACGTTCGCGGTGTACATCTTTACGTGATGCTCCGGTACGCTGTATGTTGCAATAGTTTCGGACATGGTAAACCCCTATCGTTTATGTTCGACCGTGTGTCTGGCGGGTGAACGAGGGGTGTGCGCTCACGAAAGCGGCCCTCAAGGAAAAGGGTAGCCCGACACAGGCTACCCCAAGCATTACTCTAACAGTAAACGCCCGTCAAGCGCTACAGTTTCGCAAATAGACGTTCCATCATCTGCACGGCGTCCTTGTGGCCGGGATGATGCGGGTCGGTGTACTTCGCTTGGAACTCTGCGTCGCCTTGAAGCTGCGCCACCTTCTGTTGCGCCTGCTCTTTACTCATGGTCGCAGGGTTGTTCGGGTCGCCGCCTTGGTCGCCGTTGAGCATCCCGCCTTCGTCAGACTTGCGCCCAATGCTGGCCAAGAGTTCCACGATCGCCGCGCTGCCGATCTGGTTCTCTACGCGCTCCACAAGTTCGCTGGACAGCCCCAACGCCTGCACGGCGCGCTGCCCCGCCGCCTTGTTCTTGTCGAGTTCCGCGCCCCACTTGGTTTGCAGTTCTGCAATCTCTTGATCGTTCCGTTCGGCGATCTGGCTTTGGATACCTTCGCCTTGCTGCGACGCGAACTCGTTCCACTTGTCGGCCACAAGCTGCGCCTGTTTAGGCGTCAAGCCCGCTTCGTGGAAGGTGTTGCGCGCAAACTCAACCATAGTATCGTCAGCTTGTACGCCTTCGCCAAACTGGAACTCGTAGCCTTCGGGCGCTTCGGGCCGCCCCAGCTTACCGTAGAAAGCGTTCCAGTCTTCCGGCGCTGCATCGTCGCCGGGGATGCCCACCACGGACGGGTCGCCGCGTTGCATCTTGGTCAGGTTGTAGTTCGCAAGGGCGAGTTCCGCAGGGTTCTTGTATCCCTTGGCTTCGATATGCTGACGGGCTTCCTGTTCGGGAATGGTAGCGAACCACGGCTGTGCCGTCTCGCCCTCTCCTACGTTCCAGACGCCCTCCGCTTCGCTCCACGGGGCGACCGGGTGTGCAGCCCCTTCACCGCCCGCGCCGCCACCGGAACCTTCGCCGGGCGCTTCACGTGCGATAATCGGCTGGCCGATCTTAAACTTGAACATGCTTCTCTACCCTATGTTTGTGTCTCGATATAACGCTTAACCAACGTGTCGTGTTCGAGACGGGTGTATTCCACGATACGTTGGTACACTTCACGGCGCGCGACAAAGCGGTCTTGCGCTCGTGGGTCGTCTTGCCATTGCGGGTCATACGCTTTACAGAACCACGCTAAGTCCCGCATGACAAAATCTACGTCGTCCGGTGTGGCGTTGCCGCCTACGAACACACGACTGTACGCTTCCTTAGAGCGGCGCAAGTGCGCAGCTACGGCGTCGTCTTGACTGCGCGCCCGGTTGTACAATGCCTCTTCGGCGCGCACCGCTACTTCGGGGTCGAACAGGTCGCCTTCTACAAAGTCGTCCGTCACTGCCCGCCCCCCATTTCACTTGCTGTCTTGGCCGCGCTGGCCAAGGCTGGCGCATTCTTCATAAGTTCGGCCTCTTGCGCTTGAGCGTTCCGGCTCTCGCGCTTAGACGCAACGGTGTCCTTGTCGTGCATCCAACGCGCAGGCACCGCCATGTAGTCTGAGATTTCAGGAATGGCGTCGTCAAAGTTGAAGTTGTCAAGGTGCGAGTTGTCTTGCGTCGCCTGTGCGATATTAAGCGCCATTTCAGTTGCACGCATAAACCCGCTAACCTCTTCGGCGTACATCGACTTGGCAAGCGGCGAAGTGTATACTACTTCGTACTCGCCTTCCGCCTCTACGAGTTCGGGCGGCATTTCTGGCAGGGTGCCGAGTTCGGACATAATGTCAATCTCGCGCTCAATCATCGGCCCTAGCAGTTCGCTTTGCAGTCGGCCCATGGTCGGCGACAGCAAAGCCGCTTTCTCTGCCACGCGCTCCATGACTTCGGTAGCCGTCATTTCCGGCGTCTCTGTCAGGATTTGGAACAGCGTCACAAAGAAACTATCTTCGACGTCGCGGCGTTCGTCCGCCAACAGCGCTTCGGCCACCCTAAAGTCACCGCCGCGCAATGGCTTGATAAGTTCCCGGCCTTGACGATCAACGCCGCCGAAGTTCACAGCGCCGGGGCGTTGGTCCACTTCGCCGTTCATAACGTTGTCGTCGCTCGCCAACAACACGGGGTCCACCGCTTTGTTGCCTTGCTTTAGGTACGTCTTCTTCATTTGGCTAGCACTGCCAAGCGCCGCCAGCGCCATAACCGCAGGACTGTAGCCGTACGCGTCGCCCGCTACGGTAGCGGTGCGCGGTATCTTAAACGGCATGGACTGATAGCCGAACGTCTTGCCTACCAGTTCTTTACCTTCGACCATAACGTACGCGCCCATAATAGGGTGACGTCTGGCGTCTAGCGCCTCTTGGTCGTAGTCGTCGTTCGGGCACACGTAGTGTACGAACTCGAAGTATTTGTTCTCGTCGGGCGACGGCTTGGACGCTTCGGACTTCATGCGCTCCGGCATGTCCTGTTCGGGGAACTTCAACCGGAACTGTCTCACGTTGAGCCAGAACCGACGGAACACCGTGTGCAGTTCGCCGTCGTCGTCCACAAACATAAAGACGTCGCGCAGTGGGCACGACACGTATTTGATACCCGGTGCCGGGCTTAGTACAGTGCTCTTGCGCTCGCCAATGAAGATAGGTCCGTTGCCGTACACGCCCATGGACGTATACACTTCGTTCGTACTAATACGAAAACGGGACTTCGGGTTGTACCGCATCTTGAACAGCGCGGCGGACAGGTCGTCAAAGTACGAACGCACGCGGCGCTTCTTGCGCAGCGACGTATCGGACGCCGTGAGGCCGTGCCATTTCTGGCCCGCCGGGGTCGCCAAGCGCTCAAGGATGGACACGTATTTTGGAAGGCTACGCGTCCCTGTGGTGTCATAGGCCACGCGCCGGGCTGACGCGTTCCCTTGGTTGTAGGCTGACGGCCCTTCCGTATTCCACGACGCATAGTGCGCTGGCAGGCAGTAAGCCGCCGCCGTGCGCCAATCGTTCTCGTGAACCGAACGTAGGGACTTGGCCGCTGTGTACAGCGTTATGATCTGTTCGGGGTTGGGCTGCGCCATGTCTTACGTCCTCGCCGATCCGCCAAGGAACCGGATAGCCGAAGAACCGCCTCCGCTGCCGCCGCCGCCGGTTAGCATGGTGCTCGCGCGCCCGCCGCGACCGAAGAACTTACGGCGCTGCTCTTCCGCAAGGCCCGCTGTCTCTGCGTCGGTGCGCTCCGGGGGTGGGGGCAATGGGTCCGGGTATTTCACGTCCGGCATTTTGGGCTTCGAAACCATGGCTGTGCCTCACATTCCTAATGGGTCGTCTTGCATCTTTGACAGCGTTTGCCGTGCGGCGGCGTGGTGCTTGTTACGGTCCCGGCGCACTACCTTCGCGGCAAACGTC